CGCCCCCGAACCGCGAAACACCGCCCCCGGAACGTCGAGCCCACGAACCGCGTCGTCGCGTACGTGCGCGTGAGCACCGGTCAGCAAGTCGACGACGGGTATTCCCTAGACGCACAGCAGGAGAAGCTCGCAGCGTACGCGAAGGCCTACGGGCTCGAGATCGTCGCGACCGAGATCGACGCCGGCCTCAGCGCCTCGACCGCGGACCGGCCGGGGCTGCAGGCAGCTCTCGCGCGCTTGGACGCCGGCGAGGCGAGCGCCCTGCTCGTGGTGCGGCTCGACCGCCTCACGCGCAGCGTGCGCGACCTCGAGGCGCTCATCGAGTCTCACTTCCGCGACTTCCGTCTGTTGTCGCTGCACGAGAACGTCGACACCCACAGCGCAATGGGCCGCGCGATCCTGAAAATCATCACCACGATGAGTGAGTGGGAGCGCGAGATGGCGACCGAGCGCACGGCCGCGGTGATGCAGCACTTGAAGGCGAGCAAGAAATACACGGGCGGGTGGCCCCCGTTCGGCTACACGACGGACGAAGACGGAAACCTCATCGAGTGCGTTCCGGAGAAGATGACCATCGAGCGCGCGCGGGCGCTTCGCGCGGAGGGGCACACCCTGGCCGCGGTCGCGTGTGCGCTCGGCACCAACGCGCGGACGGGCAAGCCGTTCGGCATTTCCCAGGTCAGGAGGATGATGTGAGAGAGACGGAATTCGAACGGGTACTGGATCAGGTCAGGCGCGAGCTTCAGGCCGCCGCGCGCCGCGCGGTGTTGCTCGAAACCAAGCTCGCCGACGCCAATGAGGAGATCGCGCGCCTGCGCGCCGAGCTCGCGAAGGGGCGGCGATGATCCCCGCCCTCATCATCTTCGCGTGCGTCTTCGGCCTCGGCCTCGCGATCGTGTGGCTCGCGTGGTTCTGGTGCAACACGTACGTGCTGCACGCGTGGGAGCCGCGCCACTCCTATTGGTCGCTCGTGTGGCGCTACGTCACCGGAAGGGGTCTGCCGTGAGCAAGCCGCACGCGTGGGCGTTCTGGACGCTCATCAGCCGCCCGCGCTGCCGCTATTGCGGGCTGCTGAGGTTGCGTAACGCGCTCTCTGAGATCGCGGCGAAGAAGATGTGTCCGTGGTGGGAGGATTGATGTCGACCCTGCACCGCTGCATCTTCTGCCTCGCGCCGACGCTCAACCCGCGCCGGCAGTGCCGCGCGTGCCGCGAGGCGCCCGTCGCGAAGATACCGCTACCGCCGCAGCGCGAGCTGCGTGCCGACGAAGAGCCCGGCAGCCTCGAAGGGCAGCACGTACCAGCCGACCTCGATGACGCCGACGAGCGCGATCGTGCCGACAAGCCACATCGCCACGCTTGACCGGGCCGCGCGACCTCTGGCAGAGTCGTCGCCCGCCTCCCATGCGCGCACCGCACGCACGTAGCGCGTTTCAAACCAGTCGCTTAGCGCCGCCAGCACGAAGGCCAGCGCGCAGAAGGCGATCGCAGCGGGGTTCGGCATCCCGTAACCGTGTCGCACCGCGTCTAAGTGCGCCAGTTGGCTAAGTTTTCGTGTGTTCCCGGCAGGGTGCGCGCAGGCGCCGCGTGCGAAAACGCCCGGCGCGCACACGGTGCGCAATCCGATCGGTGTAAGCGGTTGTGATCGATAGAACGGTTCTCGGCACAGGTAATGCTCTTAGACTAGGCACACGGAAATGGAAAACGGAGTACGGAACATGAAGAAGGAACACGGAAAAACGGCACGGGTGGACCTGGTGGAACAGGCTCGGCAGCTGCGCTTGCAGGCTGAAGAGCTCGAAAGGACGGCGAGGATGGCGAAGGGGACGAAGGATTTCAAACCGGCGGCGCGCGGCAGCGCGATCGTGAAGCCCGCGCGCGGCCCGTACTGGACGGGCGACGAGGGCCCGACCGAGCAGCTCTTGGCGGTCATCCAGCAGATGCTCACCGACCGCCCGCGCCTGTTCCGCGAGATCGTCGAGGCGACCGGCGCCGGCGAGAATCGGATCAAGGGCGTCATCATGCGCCTGCAGCGCGAGGGGGTCCGCGTGGTGGACGTCGCGCCCGAGGGCACCGGTAAGGCCCTGTGGTTCATACCGTCCCCGGAAGTGCTCGAGAGGCTGATCCGAGCGAAACGTGCAACCGATCGACGTAGGTGATGTCTCATGGGCATGAAGATCATCGCCGCCCTGCTTCTGGTTGCTGCCTGCACGACCGACGCGACGACCGTGTCGCCGGTCGAGGACGTTTGCGGACCGGCTCCGACGTTCCCGAGCTTCCCGGCCGGCGTCGAGCGTCTCGAGAATGGTCGCCTGATGGTCGCCATCACGACCGAGGCCTTCGGCGAGCTCGTCGCGTACCGCAACGACGCGCAGGCCTGGACGGAGTGCGTGCTCGCCGGCACGGTCGTCGACGACCCGGCCTTCATCCGCACGGTCGCGCGGTTCGACGACCTCGGCCCGGCGGCGCGGGCCTTGCTCGCGGAGTAGGTGCTACGCTTGGGGCTATGCCCCTTGCCCACATCTTGGCTCCGCAGATCGCGAAGAAGACGGCCGAGATCGAAGCCGCGCTTGCGCCCGGCTACCTCGCACCGCAGCGCCCGCCGGGCGAAGCGCCGATCGTGGCGCCGTCACAGGCGCGCCGCCGCGGGTACCTCGGCCCGCCGACGCCGGTGCCCGCACCCGCACCGGCCGGTGCGCCGCCCCGCGCGAGCGGCACGACGCTCGGGCCGCGCGGGCGTAACACGGCGGCGCAGCGCGAGAACATCGAGGCGCTCTCCGGCGCGTCGGACGCGGCGCCCGCCGAGCCGTCGACGGTCGGCTACCTACGCGTCGCCGCGCCGCCGACCGCCGCCGAGGCCGGTTTGAAGGCGCTGCGCGACGCGCCGCCGAACACGCCGTGGGCGGTGTTCAAGAACGCGGCGCTGCTCGGCGCCGCCGAGGAAGCTCGCCGCCAGAAGGGCACGCAGCTGCTGCCGAACGCGCCCGTGCCCGCACCCGTCGAGGCGAAGCCGGCGAAGGGCGGTGTGATCCCGCTGCCGAAGGGCGCGGTCGGCATCGATGAGACCGGTCAAGCCGTCGACAAGAAGGGCAAGCGGCTCGGCTACCTCGCGCAGCCCGCGATGGTGACGCCGTACGGGGACGTTCCGATGCGCACGAGCGATCGTCGCCCGAACGATCTGCTGATCACGAAGGACGAAGGCGGAACGTTGCAAGACGACGACGCACTCGGCACGTACCATCTGCAGCAGATGTACGGTAAGCACCTCAACGAGGTGCGCGAGAACCGCGGCGCGGACGGTCTGCCGACCGACAAGTTCCCGGAGGGGTACTTCAAGGGGATGACGAAGAAGGAGCGCGAGAACATCATCCACGGCGTGCAGGCGCTGCGCGCGCTCGAGGCCGGCACGCGAACGTAGGAATAGCCCCGGTGCGTGGCACGTTGCGTGGGGTATGACGGACGAGAACAAAGGGCCGCTCAGCGGCCGTGAGCCCACCGAACCACAAGGCCCGCGCCGCAAGGCGCCGATGTATTACGCCGGCGACGGCTTCATCAAGGGCCGACCGATCAACCGCGCGGATGTCGAGCGTTTACCGAACGGAGTGGTATCCGGGATCCGGAACAAGGCCGCGCGCCGCCTGATCCGCGGTGCGCTCGCGCGCAAGCACACGCGCGTCGAGCAGGGCCTCGCGCTCGCCCGCGCAATGAAGGCGCAGGCGCGCGAGGTCGTCAGCGACGAGCACTACGACCGCTCGCCGATGGCGCAGTCGCGCATGGCGCGGCGCCTCTACGAATCGGAGCTCGCGATTCACCAGGAGGTCTACGTACCGTCGAAGAAGGAGATCCGCGCGATGCGAACGCAGCGCCGCAAGGACGCCCGCCGCGGCAAGAAGGACGCGATCGCGAAGCTCGTCGATCGGATGCAGGGCACCCCGTGAAGCACCTGTCGCGCGAAGCGACCGGTACGCTGACGACGTGGTGCAAGCGCGTCACGTGGGACGAGATCGTCCGCGATCCGCGCGACAGTAACTGCGTCGACTGCCTCCGTGAAGCGGCGGCGTACGGCGCGGCCGCCGCGATGCGCTGCGCGGCCGTCGAAGCCGGCGGCTCGAGCGACGAAGAGCTCGTCGCCGAGCGCGACCACGCCGTCGCCGAGCTCGACAAGCTGCGCGGCATCCTCGGGCAGCACCAGCTCTTCGCGTGCGCGGGCTGCTCGCGGCTGTTCAACATCGACCTCGTCGCGTTTCACGTCGGGCTGATGGCGTGGTGTCCCGACTGCGCGGCCGCGCGAGGGCGGATTCTGTGACGCGCGAATCCTTCCTCGCGTGGCTGAACGGCATCACGCCGACGAAGCCCTTCACACTCGGCGACGCCGCCGAGCTGCACGCGATGATCCGCACGGCGCTCGGCGCGAACGTTTTCGTCGACGTCTACACGACGAAGGGCGACAAGGTACACGTGCGCGTTGACGCCCCGAATCTCGGTCTCATCGAAAGGTCGATCGATGTCGTCTAAGCCGGGCAGCGTCTATAAGAGCCTCGAGACGGACGACGAGGTCATCGCGCGCGTGCGCAGGGTGTGGGGTTGGTTCAAACCGTACCTACGAGGTGCGGAGTTAGACGAGCTGCTTTGGGACTCGTTTCGCGTGCAGCGCCGCCTTATCGAGCGGACGACCGAGCGCTGACCTTCGCGTCGAGCCAACGCGCCCAATCCTCGAAGAGACCCTTCTCCTTGAGGTACTCGACGACGTCGGCGTCATACTCGCGGCGCGCGACGACCTCGTTGCCGATCGACTGCGCCTCGGCGATGAACGTGCGGAAGCAGTCACCGTGCACGACGGGACGGGGCCCGTTCGCGGCGTTCTGAGCGGTTCTCGCGGGAGCGGGGCGGGGGCGGCGCTTCTTTGACATGGCTCTAAAGCTTGCGCGTTTAGCGCGACGTGTCAAACAAACATTGGATGTCTCGTTTTTTGATTTACGGCCTTGTAGACCCGCGAACGCGCCTTATTCGGTACGTCGGGCTGTCTTCGTCTTGGCTGACACGCCCGAGGAATCACAAAGCCCGCCGCGGCTTACAGGGTCGAACACACAAGGAAAACTGGATTGCGGAGTTGCTCCGCAGCGGGCTCGATTATGAGATCGTGGTGCTTGATACTGTCGCAGCCAAAGACGCACTACCGGCGGCAGAGCGCTTCTGGATCGCGTACGGTCGAGCGTGCGGTTGGCCATTGACGAACGCGACCGACGGCGGTGAGGGCCCGCTCGGGGTGACGAGGTCACTCGAAACGCGCGCGAAGATGTCCCGCGCGGCCGCAGGGCGCGACATGACGCGCCTGAGCACACTGAGCGTTGCAGCCACGCGTGGCAAGAAGTTGAGCCCAGCGCACGTAGCGAAGCTGCGCGGTAAGAAGCGCAGCCCGGAGACGAAGGCTCGAATTGCCGCTGCGCGCCGGGGCTGGACTCCGTCGGAGGTGACCCGCCAACGCATGTCTGAAGCGGCGAAGCGTCGTGTTTGTGGAGGTGCGGTGTAATGGGAAGAAAACCCCGCCCAGGGAACGAGACCGCCGCGCTCGCGCGCGCCGCGTCAGATCAGCTGAACCGAGCGAAGCTCATCGGTCGGAGTCTCGACAACCGCCTCAAGGTGAAGATCAAGGCGGCTGACGACTTCACGCTCAACGAGGACGATCGCCGCGACTTCGCGGCCATCACGAACGCGATCCAACACGCCGGTAACTCGCTGCTGCGCGCGCTCGAGGGCAACAAGAGCCATCTGAGCGGCCTCACCGACGAGCAGCTTCAGGCGCAGTTTCAAGAAGAGCTCGTCCGAGCGGCCTCGACGATGTCTGACGAAGACTGGAATCGCATGGCCGAAGCGCGACAGAAGGCGAGACGCTAGTGATCGTCCGCCAGCTCGACGCCGACGACGTCGGCTACGCGCTCACGTCGTGGCGCGAGTCGCACAAACCCGCGCCCGGCGTCGATCGCGTGCCGTGGGCGTACTACCGCCACGCGTGGGTCAACAAGTTCCGCGACCTCCTCAACGACAGCTCGACGGTGTTGCTCGGCGCGTACACGCACGAGGGCGCGCTAGCCGGCTGGCTCGCGATGACGCCGGGCAAGCGCGTCCACACGCTGCATTGGTGCTACGTGAAGTGGAAGCTCGACGACAAGTCGATGCGCCGCCGCGGCATCATGGCGGCGCTGCTCGAGGAAGCCGACCTCGGCCGCAATTTCGTGTACACGCTTCGCGCGCGCCGCCTCTACAAGGACGAGCGCGCGACCGCACCGCAGGGCGCGAAGTCGCTCGACGAGGTGCTCGTTCCCGCCCTGCGCGCCAAGGGCGTCAACGCGACGTTTGTCGATCTGCGCGAGTGGTTGCGATGAATATCGTATACGGTCTTGTCGATCCTCACACACTGCTCGTGCGGTATGTCGGATTGTCGACAAACGGGCTCAAGAGACCGAACGGGCACAGGGCGCCATCGTCGCTTAGGTGTAAAAGCCACAAAAACGCCTGGATCAAAACACTCTTCGACGCCGGCCTCGACTACACGATTGTTGTGCTCGAAGTCGTCGCGACGAAGGACGCGCTACCGGCCGCAGAACGCTTCTGGATCGCGCTCGGACGCGCGTTCGGCTGGCCGCTGACGAACCTGACTGACGGCGGTGACGGCGGGCTCAACCCCGCACCAGAGACGCGCGCTAAAGTGTCCGCCGCGCTTCGCGGCAGGGTTCTAACACCCGAACACCGCGCCAAAATAGGCGCCGCGCAACGGGGCGTGTCGAAGGATCCCGAACACGTCGCGAAGGTGGCCGAAGCGCTTCGGGGAAAGAAACGTACACCGGAGTCTATTGCTAACCAGATCGCGTCTAGGCGCAAGAACGGGTACACACCGAGCCCGGAGACACGAGCAAAGCTGCGCGCGTCGAACATCGGTAAGAAACGACCGCCGAGTGTCGGCATCGCGGTGGCTGAATCTAACCGCCGACGTACAAAGGAAAGGCTCAAGTGAACGTCCGCCCCGAATTCAAAGTCCACAAGCTCAACGCGAAGGGCGCGCAAGCCGCGCACGAGATCGCGCAGGCCTTCAGCGAGCTGCTCGACAAGCTCGAGGCACACGTGCCGCCGGGCCGCTCGCTCGCGCTCGTCAAGACCGACCTCGAGCGCGCGTGTTTCAACGCCAAGCGCGGCATGGCCGAGTGCCCGGAGAACCAGGAGTAGTCATGGCCCTCAAGCTTCACAGTATTTCGTTCGCCGGCATGCGCGTCATCTCCGGCATCCGCCTCGAGAGTTTCGAGGTCGACAAGCCGTCCGGCCACCTCAAGGACTGGCGCGTCGTGCTGCGCGGGCAGACCGTGCTGATGATCAGTCCGCCCGGGTGGACGGCCGGCAACTCGGGCGCCCGCGATCCGAAGGGCGTCTGCACCGTGCTCGAGATCCCGCGCGGCGACGTCATCTTGATGTGGCGCAGCGACGAGGCCGACGCCGACTCGATCACGAAGGGCGTCACGAAGTACGAGTCGCAGCCGCTCGGCTTCCGACCGGCGC